CCTGATATAACAAAATCAATAGTTCCGTGTCTTGTCTTAGCACCTGAACCTAATTCAGAATCATCTCTATTTTCTTCTGATGTTTGTACTATTACTGCTGGGTATTGTTGTTCAGATAATTCGTCTAATGGAAAAGGTTGTCTTGTAGCTTTTTTAATTGTTATAGGGCTAGATATATTACCAATAACAGTTAGTAAATTTGATGCTATATTTTCTCTTACACTCATATTCTAAACTTCCTTAATTCTTTTGCAACGAATCGATTGAACTGCTTACTTATAATATTTTCTGTTCGTTTATTAAAGCCAAAAAATTCTCTTTTAGGGTCATTTAATACTTGGTTGAATAATGCTCGTTGACGCATTTGAGAATTACTAAAAGCTAATGTTACTTTATGTTTTCCTGTCTTTTTAACTGTTGAATTAGGTGTCAATGAACCTAACATTCTACCTGTATAAAATAAATCAACTACTGTCTTTTTACCCTCTCTATTTAATTTCTTAATATAACCTGAACTATAAGGTGCAAACTTTCTATCTCTAAAATCTTTACCTTTTTGTGTTTTAGTTCTGATAATATCTAATAATTGAAAACCAGCTTGTTTAACACCTTTATCTATTGCTCTACTTAATGCTGATTGATAGCTTTTAAATTTATTACTTACTTGTTTTGAATTATCTTTAAGCTTTAAAGCAATAGCCATTATCTAACTAATCTTCTATATCCGTGTAAAGATTCTCTTTCATTTGATACAATAGTTCCATCTGCATCTACATCATATTCAACACCATCTTCTAAGATCATTCTCCATTCAGAATTATATTGTGACATATAATATTCTGACATTCTTTCGAATCTATCTTTTTCTGTTTCAGGTCTGAATTTAGTTAGTGAGGGTAAATAGAATCTTCCTAAAAATAGATATACTCCAGCACGTTCAAATTGGTCTAAATTAACTTTTGTATTAACCATCTCAGCAGTATTAAGAACTGTTATATCTGTAAAGATGTTTGTTTTATATACAGGCCACCATTCTATTCTTAATTGTCTAAGAATATCATTAGTAGTTTGTGCAAGAAAATTAACAACTTCGGTTGAGTTATTTGCTAAACCAAAATCAAAAGCATCAGGTTGATACTTAGTTACATCACTTGCAGTTATTACATCAGCACCCGTATAATTAGCCATTTTATCTACCTATTAAATAAATGATTATTAGTGCTAAAGGTATTGAGTACATTGGGTTATTCTTAGATTTAATCCAAACCCATTTAGCTATTTTCTTACTCTTTAACCAAATTAATTGATTCATTTTTCTTCCTTTTTTTTCGTTTAGGTTTTAAAGGCACAACTTTTTCGTCTTGTACTTTAACCTCTTTTATCTCTTTTACAGTATCTTGAACTTGTTTGAAACCTCTAAAATCATACATAGCTTTATTGGTTTCGTAATCTAATAGACTTCTTGTTATTGTTTTATCACCTCTTTTAAGTGTAATTTTTTTCTCGTTTGATAATATTAATTTAACCATTGTTTCTCCTATGTTAGTTGCGAGGGCAGTTTCCCACCCTCACAAATTATCCTACTATTGGATAGATGAGTCTGAATGTAACTCAACACCATATGAATCGTGGATTTCTCCAACACCATATACTGAAGTTGCTACAATCTCGTCTGCTCTAAGAGAAGCATCTCTTTGAGTTTCGATTTTCACATCTTGCATCATAGCGATAGCTAATGCGTCCTTATGGAACACACCACCTTTATAATCACCAGCAGTACCTGTGTTTGCTATATTTGAAGTTTCAAATACAGGCATACCAGCTAATCTACCTACAAAACCTGATCTTAATGCTTCGTTTGCTAAGTCATTTGCATTTGCGTTTGCAAAAGTATTAGTTAAACCAGCTTTTAAGTCATAAGCGATTTTAGGGTGTAGAACAACTGCACACTCATCAACATTAAGAGCATTTTCTCTTAGAGTTGAAAGCGCTTGGAAGATTATTGCAGATGAAACAACTGCTGTGCCATCTCCTATTACAGTTGAGAAGCCATCAAACAATGCAGTTAAATCTGCGTCTTGTTTTCTTGCTAATGCTTCACCAAATAATTTACCAATATCACCAGCAACATTTCTTGGTGCTGAGTTTCTTGCTAAATCTGTTAATGTTGTCATAACACCAACCTCAGATGCAGTAATCGTTACTGAACTTGGGTTGATTGCTGTGTTTGCTAAATCAGTTGCTTCTGCTACTGCCGCCGCTGATACGTTAGCATAAACAGGAACTTCAACTGCTTTACCACCACCTGAGATCGCATAGTTTTTAACTAAGTTTCTCATAATGGATTTTTCAGAAGCTACAAATTGTGCTTCTGCCACTATCTCTGTGTATAGTTCCGATAGTGTAGAACTTGTGCTTTCGTTTGCCATTGTTTGTTTCCTTTATATTTTATTTATTGTTTAAGTTAATCTTAACTGCACCTGAATCTCTTTGCTTACGATATTCGGCATAAGCTTTTCGATCTTCGGGTTTGTTAAGGTCTAGTTCCTGTAAGTTAAAAGGTTTAACAGTATTACCACCGATACTTGCTTTACTTCCTGAACCTTGATTTGTACTTAAACGGAAGTGTGGGTTCGTATCTAAAAACTCGTTAACTCTATCTTCTATTGTTAAAAGTTCTCCTTTAGGGTTATATCGTACATTAGAATTATTATCAAGTACCTCTATTCTTCCATCATCATTTAATTTAACTTCTCTTTCTAATAATGAAACAACTTGTTGAGGGTTGATTGCTCTATTCTTTGATGCAACAGATAAGATAGAATTGTCAATCTTTTCTTTTTTAAGATTAAGTTTATACTTGCTGATTTCTTGATCTTTCTCTTGGATTCTTTCTTGCATTATCTTTTCCAAGTCTTGTTTTGTTTTAGCTTCTTCTAATTCTCTTTGTTTAATTAAATCAGCTTTCTGTTTGTTTTCTTCTTCTATCTTTTTCTCGTATTTTCTTCGTTCTGCCATAATACGAGATTGAACAATGTTATCTAATTGTTCTTGTGTAAATGATTTAGTTTCTTGTTTGTTTTCTTGTTTTGTTTCTTGTTGTACTTCTTCTTTAGCTTCAACAGGTGTTGAAGTTTCTTGTGTTTTATCTTCTGACATATTTACTCCTATATTATTAGTTCACCGTTACTATCATACCAATCAGGGTTGACGTAACTCCATTGATGTCTACAATTATAACCACCACGAACTACTAAAGGGTTTCCAGCTTTTTTGCCTGACCAACTTCTTGAAGCCCATAATGATCTAACCTCATCAATCGTAAAAAGACCATCTGATCTCTTAGATTTTATTACACCATTTATAAGATTTCTGCAAATCTCTCGTGTTGTGGGTATTACATCTCCATAGTATTTTACATAAACTAACCCAGCATCATTTGACTTATTGAAGTTTAATGTTGCATCAAAATCTCTTAATGAGTCGTTTAATATCTGCCCAGCATATCTTTTCATATTCTCACCAGCACGATCTCTTGCAAATTTAGTCTGTAAAGTTTGAACTGCCTTATCAACTTGCGATTGCATAGACTTTTTAAACTTATTATCTTCTATAAACTCTACTAGCTTATTAGCTTCTACATCATCTGAACTAGCATAGATTCCATTTATAGTTTGTCTTAATTCTTTATCTAAATCTGCAAAGTCTGAACCAACTAAAGTATTCTGATAAACCTTTTCTGATAATCTTCTTGTAAATGTATTTGATACATCTTTAAACTGTGTAAAGTATTGTTGTTTAAGATTCTGTACTAAAGCTAAATCACCTTTTGTAAGTTCTTGAAACTCAACAGGTATATTGCCTATTCTCTTAAAAGCTTTCTCTATTCTTTTAGCTTGTTTATTAAAACCCTCTCTAACAACTCTATCTGCAAAGGGTAAATATTCTTTTTCTATAATAGCTTTTATTTTAGGTCTGATTGCAATAGCCGATTGTAATTCTATTAACTTACCATCTTGTGTAGGCAAATCTTTACCAGCTAAAGATATAACTTCTTTTTCTATTCTTCCTAATGCTTTTGTAAGTTCTTTGTAATATTTAGCTTCTGCAAGTTCTATTTGCTTGATACGATACTCTGTTGCTTCTTGTACTATATCTGCCATTCATCTAAATTTCTTCTTGCTCTACTTCTTGA